AAAACGCCATCAATGACAGCCTCACCCACAGCAAACTTCACGTTCAACCCAGAGGAATCCCCGTAAGGTAAAAGCCCGCCCGAAGTGGTTGCACCGGACGAAATGAGTTGACGAAACAGATCGCGGTATTGGTCGGTAGTAATTATTTGCCCAGATTTGGGGTACGCGGTAATTGTCACAAGGACTCCTTAACGAGAAAAGCCCTCCACGGGGAGGGCGTCAGAAATGGTTGATAGTGGGCAATCAGGTTTTGATAATAAAATTGAGGACTATGTATGGCTGCAAATTGTTGTGAGCAAGCCCACCACCAGTAGAACTTGTTGCACCACTTTGCCCGCCCAAACTCTCGGCACGACGAACCCCCGACCAGGGGGACGAATCACCGAACGATGTGGGTATCGAATGTGAGTGGGATGGGATTTCGGCGATGGTCAATGTGTGTGTTTCCGCACCACCAGTTGCACCCAACGAAGCAAACGTGCCCGAACCTTTACCCACCGCAACACGACCCGCATGATTCGGAAGTGCAAACGTGGTCGAGCCATCACCAGCACCAAACACAGTCCCCAACACAGCAAACAGCACCGGGTAAATTGTGCGTGACACAAGCGAACCATCGCAGAGCAGGAAACCGACCGGAGCCGTTGAACCCGCGAACTCTTGAACAGCGCCAGGAGGAACAGCACCCGAACCGTTCTCAGCGTTTTGTTCCAACGCCGAAACCCTCTTATCAGTTTTTGACTGTTTGGCCGCAAGAATCGCTTGCCAATCGAACCCCGTCGCATCCCCAACAACAGCACCCACAAGGACACCATCCGAAGAAATACTAATCGGCGTCTCAGCAACCTGCGCCTTGACTTCTTGATCGTTGACCACGATTGTGACCCACGAACCCAAGAGCCACTTATCGCCGAAACCCTCCGCCATATCCGTGGAAGGGACCACTTCAAGGGACGTAATTGTGGAGCCCTCTTTTGCGAGAACCTCCAAACCCGCCTGAGTTAGTTCCGTGACATCGTTCGTGTTGCGTTGGTCGATGAAGCGCTCTTTACGACCCCAAATAGCTTCAGAGAGGAGTGACGCCGGTGTGGTCACTTCCACAATGGTGCGTTCAATACCCTCACCCTGACCAGCCACAAAAACTCTCGTGACACCCGGAGCCGAGTAACCATACTTTGAACTCGTCAGTTGGTTGTTGGCAATATCCCAACGAACCTCCGCCGAAACATCCTGCGGTGCCGTGACCCGAAACTCACGACTCAAACCAACCTGAACAACATCAAACAGAAGGTCAGAACCCAACGCAATCTCCTGCGTTAGTTCAAGGAGATTTTGGAACCGTGGCGACTTCGAGAGCGACATACCAAGCCCACCATCAGGGGCAAGAGTCAAATCCGTTTGACGCGCAACTGACGCCGTAGGGCCAATGTTCTCTGACACAAAGGCACGCATGAGAGCCTCACCCAAGCCGGTACGAACATCATTAGAAACAGACTGTGTTGAAGGGTCCGAATTGCTCGGCTGGGGGAAAGCCAAAGCGCCAGCCATGACAACCAAATCGGAGACACCCTCAATTTTCCACTGCCCATCAGGGTCAACCGAAGTCGCTTCATAATTGGCGTAAAGCATATCGCCGGTGAACTTGTAGCCATTCGGGCCCGTCACAATGACACCCGAACCCTGAGTCCTGAGCACAGCACACAACGCATGAGACACACGAACACCCGCAGCATCCAAAACCGTGTTCGGCAATTTGATCGACCACGACCCGAGAGTATTCATTCGAGGTACAACAAACATACCTTCACCAAGATCGTCCTCACTCAACTGACCAACACGCGCGAGACTCGAATCACGAACTTCAACAGTCCACCCAAGCATCAGTAAACCCCCTCAAACCGTGGCTTATAGTTGCCCGAAATTCTGGATGCCGCAGTGGCCCCAACCATCGTCACATTTACCTGATTTGCACCAGGCGACAACTGAGGGAACTTCGGGCTCGAACCCAAATCTGCGTAACGATTCGCGCCAGTACCATCAACAACAGTCACGCCCAACAACCCGCGCGTCACAGTGACAGTCTCCCCATCGGCAAGAGCCGACCCAAAACTGTAACCCTCACCATTGACCAAAATGGTTGTCGCACCAGAGGACGGACCAACAATAATGACCGTCAAATCTGCGCCAACATCCGACCCCAACACAATCGACAAACTACCAATCGCGTTAGAAGGCGAAACAGGCAAACCGCTCAAATTGTTCAAGAAAGGTTCAGTGCCAGCATCCGACGTCGAAACAGCAAACTGCAACGCGTCACGAGCCACCCAAAACGGGTTAGGGCACTCCACCGAAATGAGGAACCGCCCAAAAGTCTCACGCGAAGACCCATCACCCTCAAGCCCAGACTGATAAACAAACTCAGACTCAAGAGCCGTACCATCGGCATACTCCGCCACAACACGAGGCAAAGCCCACCCCACACGAGGCAACACAATCGACGTCAAACGACGAAACAAAACCTCAGAAGCAAGACGATCCGCCGCAAAAAAAGAAACATCCAAATCCATGACACGAGTATCCGAACGAGTCCCCCGATACGCCGCCCCATCACCAGCACCACGAGTCAACCTCGGAACCTTAGAAGAAACCCCAAAGCCTGAAGAATTTTCTCCATGCACAAACTCAGACGAAGACGACGTACCCAACTCAATGCGGTCAACCGCAGACTCAAGAAAAATTCTCATACCAGTCTCGCTTTCAATCGACGGCCAGCAGCAAACAACTCTTCAGTCGAAGACATCCCAGGCGAACCGTTGTTCACATAGTTCAACGTCAGCCCAGAACCCCCAGCACGATCCAACGGGATCACCGAAGCGCCACGGCCAAGGTTCAATATTTCTGGCCCCTGCTCGCCAACCATGACCGAACCTGAACCAGTAATCGTTCCACCACTAGCAAGCATCGGAATTTTTCCAATGGTGAAATCAATCTCGCCACCCGTGATCCCGGCGATGAAATTGCCGACACCGTTCAGCCCATCAATGGCACCATTTACGAGGCGAATAATCGTGTTGATGTACCCCTTGATAAAGTCCACAACAGTGTTGAAAACGCCTTGAACAATTCCGCCAATACCTTCAAAAATTGTTGAGAATGCGCCGACCAGGCCACTCCACAAACCCGACCACCAAGAGGCAATACCCTCACCGATGGCAACAAAAGAGTTATACAAGTTTGTGAAATAGCCCACAACAGCACCCACAATGTTGTTCCAAACGGAAAGAATGAACTCAAATACGGCAGTCCACAAACCATTCCACCAACCAAGGAACGCATTGAGCCCATCCATGATCCAGCCGACGAATCCGCCCCAAACATCGAGCAGGAACTTTACAACAACATCCCAGTTCATCATCAGCGCAATAATGCCTGCAATAAGAAGGGCAATTCCAATGACAATCCATGTGATCGGGTTGGCAAGTAGCGCCATGGTAAACGCCCATGTGGAGGCAATAGCAGGGACCAAAGCGGTCACATACGCACCAATTCCACCGGCCGCCGCAATAGCCATTGCGATACCAACACCAGTAATTCCTAAGGCGATAAGGCCGAGGCCAATCGCAAGCGGAATAAGCCAGCTCGAATTTGACTGAATGTAATCAAAGACTCCCGTGATTGTTTCACCGGCAGTTTTGAAAGCAGGCGTCAACCCGTCAAGTTTTGCTGTAACTGCACCCAAAATCGTAGGGAAGTCTTTGAATGCTGGACCAAGAAAGGCTGCACCCAAACGGCCAACAGCCGCCCCCAGATTGTCAAAAGAGCCCTGCGTGGTTCCGCCGGAAGCAAGCGCAGCGCCACCAATGTTCTCCTCAATAACTTTGCGGAAAGTTGCCGAGTCAACCTCACCATTAGCAACCATCTTGGAAAGAGCCTCTTGAGTGACCCCATACTCTGCTGCAAGCCACTGGAAGATTGGGATTCCACGATCAGCGAGTTGGTTCAAGTTATCTGTATAAACAACGCCGGTTGCCGTGGTCTTATTTATGATCGCACCCATGTCGGTGAGGGAAACACCAGCAATAGTTGCGGCATCGGCAGTTAGTTTGAGATATTTTTCAAGTTCCTGCCCCGGCTTGATCCCAGCGGCAAGGGCCGAAGCGGCGACGGTAGCCGCATCGCCCATTCCAAAAGCCGTCCCCTTTACTGCCGCGAGTGCGTCATCCATGATGCCGGTGACCTCAACAGCGGTCCATCCAAGGCCCGAAAGTTTTGCGGAAGCATTCTCAATGTCGCTAAGACGGTTGAAGCCTGAGACCATGACGGCCCCGAGCGCGGCAACTGCAGTAACAGCTGCAGCAATCCCGCCGACTTTTACTGCCTTGAGAAGCCCTTTGGAAAAGTCCATGCCAAATGAATCGCTTGCAGCCGCGCCAGCATCAGCAGATGCCTTCTCAAGAGTTTTTCCAAACCCGTCCGTAGTCGGAATGATTTGAACGTATGCCGTAGCAATAGCTGACGCCATTTAGGACTCCTTAGGGTTCATGCGTTCAAGATTCTTCAAAACTGTGGAACGAGAGTGGGCAGCCTTTCCTGACTTCACCGCATTACTTTTCAGCCACGGTCTAGGAATAGGTTTGACCTTCTTCTTTGAGTTGACCTGATGAGTCAGGTCAAAAAGTTCCGCCAACAGCATCCACTCACTCGACGTCGGGTTCTTCCACCCAGAACGAGCAGCCTGCAACCACGACGCCGGGTCCCTCAAAAGAATGCGGACAAGATGGAGCGCCTCAAAATATGTGACGCCCCGCCCGACGTCATCGAAGGAGAACGAAAAATGACTCCTAAAATCTGCACGAATCTCACTTGGGTGAGACTCCGCAAGTTCTAAGAGCCAGAGGATTCCCCCAGTGAAACGCCAGACCCGTTGTCCGTCCACGACTTGATGAATAGGTTGAACTCATCAATAGACATGGCATCAACAGCGGCAAGCTCCTTGGAGTCAATGCCAAGCGTCGTTTCGAGGATGACGAATGCTCGGCCAAGGTCATCACTTTCATGACGTGACTTGCGCAAAGTTCCTGCGGATAGATTGGAAAACTTGGGGATTGTGTACTTCTTGCCAGCTTGCTCAAAATGGAATAGTTCAGTAGCCATTGTGGACTCTTCTCTTCTGTGAGTGGACTAAAAGGGTGGAGCCGTGACTGGTGAGTCCACACACACCAGCCACGGGGTTTAGTGGGTTAGACCTCGAACTCGCCGTAGTAGGAGTCGAACGTGCGGCCCTCAGAGACATAGCAAGTGACCGTCACCGAGTACGCGATAGCTTCACCGTTAGCGACCATGATCGAATCGACGGACATAACCTCGCCAGCAGGAATGTAATGACGAATAATTTTCGCTCCATCAACAATGTCGATGACGAACGACTTGCGGCCACCAGTAGCGGAAGGGTTCACTTCGAGCTTGCCGGCAACAACGGTCGCACCGAAGTAAAGTTCCAAGACGGCCTCAGAAGTTTCCAGCAATGTGAAAGAGAACATGGAAGTTGCCTCGGTGATTGTTTCGCGCACGAGGTCACTGTTCTGCCATCCACGGATTTGAGACGTGGACTTATCCGTCGCAATCTCAATACCATCAGCAGACACATAACCAAGCTCTTCGAACGTGGTCAAAGCAGACACAGAACTAGTTGGTGCAGTAGCAGTGACAGGGGCAACATAAACTTTGCCTGAAATGCCCACCACAACGTTTTCGGCTGTAAGAGCCATGTTGTTTCTCCTTAAGGGTTAAACGAAAAAACACCCCAGGTAAGAGGTGTTCAGTGGGCGAAGCCCATCCCGGCGAAAACCGGAAACTTACATTGAAGACGCCTTTACGAAGACTTCAAATATCATGTATCGCTGTTCTTGTGGGCCTTCGTTATCAACCCGGATAGGTGAGGTGATGGTCTCCACAAGTTTGATATCGCCCCAAGGCATCGCACGCATAAGAGCCTCTACGACAAGCGCTAAACCTGACGCATTCGCGTAAGTATTTGCCCACACATTCACGCCGAGACGTTCAGCTTTTGTGAGCCCTCGAACCATCATTGAGCCACCGTCAGAGCGGACGGTCACAATCTTGGCCGGGTAAGGCTTCACGCCTGCTGCCGGTTTTACAGTTGCAACTACAACGCCTGAAGTCATCGCACCAGACATTGCAGACAGAGAGGACGTGAGGCGTGCGACAACAAGCTTCTCAACATCGGGAAAGATAGTCGCCATGTTTTACCTCTTTCCAAAACGACGAGCGACGCCGCGAGAAGCGAGCGCCCTAGACAGGTTTCCCTGTGACGCCTCGACATTCAAAGCATCCGGGGCGGGATCAATGACAGTAGACGAATAGCGCAATGCGTGCGTTTCTGAATAAACGAAGAAACGGTCACCTGCGGCCCTTGCCATTGACTCGGCTTCTTTGTCAATCAAGCCGCGGACTTCAGTCCCCTTCAAGATTTGTTTGCTGACTTCTTTACGATCCAGTTCAAACCTTTTAGCCATCGTGACTTCTCACCGCCACAACAACGCCCTTAGGGATACCAGAAGCAGACGCCCAAGCCTGGGCAATCCCATCCTTCACATACGAATCCCCGCGAATACCGAAAATGTCACCGTCAATGATGACTGTTCCGGTAGGCATATACAGCGTCACTTGGGATGAAACAGAGTTTGTTTCCGCCGATACAGCCTCATCAGTGGATCCAAAACCCACAAGACACTGAACCGTAAATGTGGACGTCTCATAAGTGGGGTTCCCATAATCGTCAACGACGTCGAGGACGGACCGAGTGACCGTAACCGACTCACTCATAGCTTTGGACAATCAGAGAACCACGTTTGACCCTGAAAGAATCCGCCAAAACATTATCGTCAGGTGCGAGCATTGTTTGCCCGCCCTGCGCCCACGTTGCAAACGTTCCCGACTCTGTAAATGGGCCGGTTGTTTCAGAAAATTGATTCAGGCCAGTCGTCGCCTTCTCCGCGATAAGCAACACCTTCTTAGCCACCTCAGCGATGCACAAGCGCACCACATCAGGGACTTCACCGCCATGAGTGTAAGCGACGTGCACGAAAGCTTCAGAAGTGTTAACAGTTGCCTCAGCGGCAAACAGGGTGAACTCAAGTTCAATCCCGCCGATAGTGGCAATAGATTCAACCGAAACAACAGGACGTTGAGATAAGCGGACAACACCATCAAGGACACGCAACCGGACTAAAGAAGTCCCAGCCGTGAACTGTTGACGAGAACGAACCCTAAACAACTCCGAAGCCTTATCGAGGATCGCATTGACACGGCCCATCTCGAGGCTGGTCAGGTTGCGGCCTAATACTTCCTCAACATCAACCGACGTCGCCAACTGTATGACAGCCACAACACACCACCTTTATATGTAGGAACAAAACTTGTGTGTGAGTGGTGCCGCCTGGGGAAGACGACACCACCCAACAGGTGCCCCGAAGGGCTACCGCTTACGCGGCAGTGAACACCTGAATTGCGGAGGGGCGAACAGCAAGCCCACCGTAAACGTGGAGGCCACGGATGCGGTCAGCAATCTTCGACTCGGCGCGCATTGCCTCGATGGTGTCAATCTGCGAAGCGTAGGCAAGAGCGGAACGGTGCATCGCAACAGCCTGAGGAGTAGCAGATGGCAGGTTAGCCGAAACAACAACCTGGAAACCGGCAAGGCGACCAATAGTTGCCTCACGCAATCCAGCAGTGTCACCCGAAGCTGCAGCATCGGTCAGACGCGAGTCATAACCGACAAGGAACTGCTCAAACTCAGGATTTACCACGAGGATACGGTCAGCAGCGGGAACCTTCGCCTGGCCGAGAGCCAAACGCAGCGCGACAACCTTGTTGTAGGCAGTTTCGGCGTTAGTGGGCTCAACTGTGTCAGCAAGGTCAACCCCACCAAGAACAGCAAGCTCCGCAAGGAACACGTCAGCATCTTCGACAAGACCAGCAACGGCAGAAGCCGTGTAAGCGTCGAAAGAAGCACCAGACTGTGCGCGGTCAATGTCATCAACGAAGAAGTCGAAAGACTTTTCCTGATTGATAACAAGGTCGATGCCAGTGTCGGTGATTGCCGAAGCGTTCGTGATACGGCCAGCAGCCTTGTAGTCGGCAATAGCGACCTCAACAATGCCGGGGAGGTGCAAGGTTGCACCCGAACGAATTTCGGTCTCATATTCGCGGTTGGCAAGGCCAGCCCAAACAGAATCGTTGCGGAAGTTCTCAATGATCTTCGCAGACCAAATCTCTTGAATAAAGTTCGTAATAGCCATGATTGGCCTTTCAGGTTTTGGGCACAAAAAAAGACCCACAGAATGTGAGTCTTAGAAGTTGTAGTGCCGAGTTTATTTTTTGCCCATAAGTTCATCCAACCGGCCCTCAGTTCGAGCCTTGTTTATGTCGGCTTGACTCATCGACTTCAGTTGATCGCGGGACACAATTTGGGTAACACCACCAATAGGTTCACCAACGTTTCCTGCACCCTCAGACGTTGCCGCCTTAGGTATGGTCCCCTTGAATGCGAGCGCAATGTCAGCAGACGCCTCCAGCTCCTCCTGAGTTACCCCAGAAAGTAACTCCAATGGGACGCCCTTGCTTGAAGCAACCTCGGCACGAAGAGTCCTGGCAGAAGCATCAAGTACCGCCTTTTCAGCGGCCTCAGCCCTCGCCAAAAGCTTTTCCATATCCGTTTTATTTGCCTCTTCAAACTCATCAAAGCGTTTAGCTTTATCCAAGTTCTCCTTAGCACGTTGCTCATTCTTTTTGCTCATCGCCTTCCACTTCTCCACCTCAGCAGAGAGGTCAGATGAAGACGTCGGTTCTGTTTCCTCGACCATTTCAGCCTCAGGTTCAGTCACGATAGTTTCAGTGGTGTCCGTCATTTTTTGCTCCCTTTTCGGGTTTGTAAGAAAACCCCGTTTCCCGAGGTTCAATCCTGCCTAAACAGGAAACTTAGATGAGCCCCTTAGGCCCAGTGAATGTGTCAACACGCCACCCGAGAGTCGGGCCAAGCTCGCCATGATTGTTCGTCACGATTAGGTCAGTGAAGTCAGATATGGGTTGCCCCTTCGTACTGAACTTTTCATTGCCCAAATTCCTGGCATTTCTATCTTTGAAGTTCAACTTCGCGTCAATCAAGTCATGCGTTTGGTCAAGAAGTCTCTGATCCAAAACTTGCCCAGGGTCAGAACTCTCCGTGAATGGGCGAACTTTGCAATCACAACCCGGATGCAACGGCATCAGCTCCGTTTTCCGGTAACGCTGAGTTGAAGCAATCACACAAAACGCGCAGTTCTCAGCGCCACTCAACACACGACGAGCGCCAGAGAAACCAGAGCCACCAATGGACTTAGTTGCCTGCCTGTTTGATGCCTGCTGCACATCCGTCGAAATAATGGAAGTCAACCTTTGCAAACCAAAGGCCGAAGCCGTTGCGAACGTTTCACCCTTAGCCAACGCCGTGTACACCGATACGGCAGGACGCCGGTAAACCACCTCAGCGGCAACACCCCGATAGCCCGTAATCGCCGCCGCATCGACACCAGCGGACGACGTAACACCGGCAAGAATTGCCATACGGGCGACATACGAGTCCGTTATCTGCGCGACCTGAACTTGCCCTGCCTGAACGACAGGGACAATACGAGCAATCAGACGCTCAACATCAGCATCACGAAAACCCGGTGAACCCATCCATAGCGATGACGCATAAGCAAGGACACGAGCACGAACCGACTCAGTTGCCCCCTGGTAGCCGGCGACCAGTTGGTCAGGCGACAGGGTTGCCATTACCAGTTAGCGCAAACGAAGCCAAAAGCTCATCCGCGCGATCCGCTTCTTCCAAAGCAATCTCATCTGGCCCCATCCCAAGGATGGTCCGCTGAATCGTCCTAAGAGAAAGACCTGCCGCTTTAGCCTGAGCCGCAGCCGCGAACTTCTCCGCCATAGAAACATGCTCAGGAGGCTCCCAAAGCACTGACACAGTATCCGAGCCAAGCTCAACACCCTCAACACGCAACGCATAAACAATCGCCACAGCAAGGCCCACAGTCAGACGTGAAATCTCGTCCTTCGCCTGGAAAACTTGCCCCTCCTTCGCAGAAGCAGCACCCTCTGCAGACTGGTTCGCGCCCTCGGGAATAAACACAGAAATAGGGGTACGAGTCACAGCAGCAAAGTCACGAGCATCAGCCTTCTCACCCTCCAACATGGGGCGAATGTCAGTCTGTTCTGACTCCCAAATATCAATACCTTCAGGCAAGTCCCAAAGGGCACCCGGTGCGGGCTCAAAAATCTTCGAATAATCAATAGAGTTGCCATCCTCATCCTCCTGAGGAAGACCGCCCTTAGTGGCGCGCTGACGAAACGCCTGCATCGCAGTAATCACAAGACGTTGAAGTTTGCCCAAATTGATTCGGTCAATGACATCAGTGTGCGGCTCAAACAAGCCAATCCCATCAGGCCGCGTAAAGACCACAACAGGTACATCACCATCGAACTCTTCAAGCTCGCCAACAGCAGTCCAACCGCCGGCAATAAAAGACACAATGTCGCCGGTCAAACCATAAGAATTGCGAGAATACTTTTGACGCGCACCGGGAACCCACACGAAAGCAAAATCGCGGCCAGCATCAATGTCACGCCATACCTTCAAGAAAGCGCGAGCCTTCCACGGGCGCAAAGGGTCAACTGCTGCCATCGACATTTCAGGCATCTCGCGAGTAATAACCGCACGTCCACCCTCAGAAGAAACCAGCATGTAACCCGTGGCCGTAATTAGATAATCGCGCACAGCATCAGAAACCTGCACATCCCAACGGTTGTCCCGCAAAACACGTTGCGCAGTAGTCAAAGCATCCGAAACAGAAGCCTCACCAATACGCACACCATTCACCACAAGGCGATTGGCTAAAGAATCAATACATAGCCCGCCATAATTCGTGCGAGCCTTTTTCTGAAAAGCCGTCCAAGAAGCCTGAACGTTCTTACCCATCTCCGGCAACGGGGCCTCACCGTTCGCATACGCCCGCAAACGGGCATAGCGTGGCGTAGCAAGGTCAAGGCGACCAGCGAGAATCCGTAACCATTCGTCAGGAGTGACAGCCATGTGCGCTCCTTTCGAGAGCTAATAAATGCGGCGAGGAGCCGACTTGGCGCGAAAAGACACACCCTTACCCAACGCATCAATCCCACATGCGTGCGCGAAAGCTGCACCCCAAACGGCGTCAATCTTCGAATAGTCCTGGTCGTTCTCTGGTTTAGACAAGACGTAACCGTTTCGGCGTGCATCGCGTCGTGCGTTCAAAAAATGGGACGTAAGAGCAGAAGAACCGTCATGAGTGAGATCACCGGAAACAATCGCGGAGTGCATGTTCGCAAACGCATCCACTGTGCGGCTCAAATCTTTCTGACGCCACCGGATAGGTTCGTTCTCGCTCAACTTCACCTTCAACTGCCGGTGATACTCAGACTCCCAAGTTTTCACCTGACCAGCCCAACCCGCAGACGGGTCAGCATAAAAACCGACCACGTTGAAGTTCTTGAACGTATCCCGAACAGCAGCCTCCACCTCAATCGCTGGTGGACGCCACCCTTCGCCGGCAGGCCCGTCAGGTTGCTCCCACACACCAATCTGAAAGAGGTGCTTCTGGTTCACCGAATACCCGATGAGGACAGTGGAGTCGGCAATACCCATTCCGGGTTTGCGACCCTCCGAACCGTCAAAGCCAAGAGTGATTGGTTCAGCCTTTGTCACTACCTTTTCGAGGTCTTGAATGGCACGCCACTCAGGTTGCGAAATGAATGAATTACTCGCATGAGTAATCTGGTTCAAAAAGTCTTGACGCATTGTTTGAGGATCGTTCGAAGTATCCCAAAAGTCCATCGCAATACGGCCAATAGGAGACCAACCCGGAGCACACGAAGGAGTGTGAATGACACACCCGTCAGCATGGTCAGACGAATCACCATAAGCAACCCGAAGACCAGCCACCAACGACTCCATGTCGCCAGGATCAGTATCCGCCGGAGCCTCACGATGGTCATACAAAAGTGAGCGCATATCCTGCTCATCAACCTGCTTCAACTTGCCAGACTTGATATTGTCCCAAAACTTTGCCGAATCCTCAGCGACAGAACGCTCACCAGGAGTAAAAGCGTTAGGCGACTCAATCGTCACTCCGCCAATCTTCGTAGCGTTATTCCTAAGGTTCTGAGCGAAACGTTTACCGCCGTTACCCTGAACCCACTCCTCCGTCTGGTCCATGATGGCCGCAACCGCGCGAGCACCCTTCACCGCACGAGCAGAAGAAGCGCGAGGCTCAATCTTTCCCGACCTCATATTCACAAACGTGTCCAACGGTTCAAGATCAAAATCGTCAACGGCAGAACCCTCACGAAGCATCTCAAGAAGAGGCGTCCAAGTGTTCTTAACCTGCTCCTCCGACGTCGCCGTGATGAGGACTAGCGGAGTGCGTAACTCGGCCCACGGTTTCCCAACAGGTTGACCGCCAGCATCCCAACCATCGAAACACACATCAAACAAGCCCTCAGCAATACCAATCGCCGCAAGAAACGGAGACTTACCCCAACCACGAGGACGCTGCAACACAGCACGATGCTTCACACGATGCCCATTCAAAGGATCAACCTCATACAATCGCACCAAAAACTCAAGCTGCTCACGAGTCACATTGAATGGCTCATACTCTGCACGATCCGGTGCCGCAAGATGCTCCGCCATCTGATCGGCAATACGCCAACCCAAAGAAGGAAACGCCTCCTCGCCGGCAGGCTTCCAAGGCACTACTCGCCCACACGTTCAGCAGGAATACTCATACCAGCGAAACGGTCACGCGAAGACTTAGAAACAACCTTCACCTCAGCATCCGTCGCCTGAGCAAAAGTAATTCGCAGACGGGCACGATCCTCAGGGGTCGCCCCAAACTTTGCTGTACGCAAACGCAACTCACCAGCAAGATTCGTTGAACCAGTCCAATAGCGCGCATGAAGCAAAGCTGTGTCGCGCAACTCCGACCAATCAGTCGAAGTGAAATCAACAGCCAAAGGCGAATCCGCCCACATCTGCCACCACTCAACGGTTATCTGAGGCCAAACAAACTGAACCCACTCGCCATCGACGTCGGTTGAGAAATCAGGCAACACCGGCTGAGCCGCCAAAATCGCGGGAAGAATACGCATGACAACAGGGTCTTTAGAATGACCAGCACGCTTATTCGGGTCTTTAGGTTGAGGGCCACGACCGGCCATAATTGCCTCCCCGTTTCGGGTATGACACCGCCTTTTCAGCTAAGCCATATTTTTGAGCGATTTGCCCGTGATAGTGATGTAACGGCCCGTCGAATAAAACTCGACACTCAAACCATCAATCGTCTTGCGCCAACCCCCGCCGGCAGGAGCGAACACCCAAATATGGATGCCGTCGCCCGAAGGGGAAACCTCTGTGTAGAAACCTTTGTGAGCTGCAAGGAACTCTTGAGCCCGAGGACTAAGCACACCGTTCTCAACGCAATGGTCGAGGTCATAACAGGCGATACCGTCACCGTTCAACACGAAGCCAAGACCAGCGCCAGCCGACGACTTCGCCGCATCAGCATGATTAGACCATGTGGCCGGGTCAGTTGAAGAAGCTGCACTGCCGGCAACAGTCAGCGGAACCTTCGACGACGAACGACGAATCCAACGATCCCGAGACATCAACTCGCGCGGCAACCTGGCTGAAGCACGATGCCAATAAACGCGACACGTCGGAGAACAGAACCGAGCACCCTTGCGAGACAGAAGATTAGAACCCCCGCAAAACTCGCACACCGACCCAACCATGAGACAAGTCTAGCGTAAAGCTGTTACGGATAAAAGGCGGAAACAAGCGGAATTTAGGCAGTAGCAAAGAGGCCGACACCACCTAAGCAAACGAAATGCCCAAGTGACACCCGAACACGCAAAGCAACGCAAAACCTCACACAACGCATCCTCGCGCGCGCCAAACCCAAAACCCCCAGACTCAGGGCCGGGAAAAGTTACAGCACCTCAAAGGTCTGGCGAGGGGTGGGGCGGGGGGTTGAGGTACCCGCATATTTTGGGGCACACCCGGTCGCCGGCAGGCACTCACCTATTTGAGACCGAAGTGTGATTCTTGTGGTCTTCTGCTGCTCTTCGTTGGGTCTTTGACGCGGCGCTGGTGGGCTTCTTTGCTCTCCCGTGCGGTCTTACGGTTGTGATGCCAGCTACAAAGCCATTGGAGGTTACTGGGCTCGTGGTTGTCGCCGTGAATAATGTGATCGCAGTCTGTCCCGGTTTCACTGCATCGTGTGCCGTCGTGCATGGTCGCTTGGCACCTACCCCCGGCCCGGGTACGAGTGTTCTCGACTAGTGTTGCCCACCCCCTGGGGAGTCTTGAACGCCGGTCTGATTGTTCCCAGCCCATAGGCACCTCTTAGGTGTTGTCAGTGTTTGAGCGTAGTGTGCGCTATATGGGGAAATTATTGATAGTCCTAATGTCCGCGTTTCTGCTCGCTGGGTGTTCTTCAACGCCTACTGCTGAGCCAAACTCTTCGGAGGTTTCTACTGTGCCCATTGTTGACCGGGTTCAAGCGGGGTTACTTGCCGGCCTCAATGTTGAGCGGTTCAGCGACGTCTCGACAACTGACCCGAATAGTTTGTGGCCCTACATTGCTTCAATGAAAGAGTTGAACGCGAACACTGTAGAGATCACTGTCCAACTCAATGAGGCAGACACGGACCGCGAGAACTTCAAGCTGTTGTCTTCTCGTGCCGTTTCACTCTTGAACGGCAGCATTGAAGGGCTCGATTGGATTGTTGTCCGCTCAGCAGATGGAAACATCACCGAGCAAACAATGGTCGGTTAGCTTTCTCCGGGTTTCTTGTTTAGCCCGCGCTGTTGGGTAGCTGGTGAGTACATGAGCGGGTAACGCTCACCACTGGGTAATATCTGCCGCAAACTTTGCATCGATGATCTTCAACACTCATTCGTCTGTGTAGTTTCCGTCAAACATTTCCATCCCCCATGAGAGGAGGCCGGTCATTGTGTATGAGGCTGCGTGTGGTGAACCTACGACGCGCACTTCTGTGGACGAATCTGTATCCCTGTGTAAGTCTTCAACACCGGCCACAAGTATCCAGTCGCGGGCAAACTTTTGGTCGCCATCTTCGGAGGTCACATACGCTTGGACGGCTTCGATCAGGTTCATGTAAGCGTTGGTGGTCATGTGCACCTCCTGTTGTGTCTTGGCCCCGACTCGAACGGGGCAACCGTCAACCATTGTTGAGGCTCTTCCTTTGAGCTACAAGACTGCCACCGTGGTAGCAGTTTGTGGGTTCCCAGCGGTGCTCACGAGTGTGTTTGCGTAGTGTCTCACCCTTGGGTGGCGGTCGCAGTTAGTGTTGTTCTCGTTATTTTGCTTGCACTGGGTACACGAAAACGCCCCCCATAAATGGAGAGCGTCTGTGTTTGGGTCGCGTAATGCGAACCTAGATAAAAATATATGCGCTTATTTTTTGGAAGTCAACTACCTGAGCGGTGATTCTTGTTTCTCAGTTCTTCCTCTACGCGAAGCACGTCACCGCTTTTCACATAAATGCCCGGATCAAAATTGTGTGACACTAACTTGCCGGAACTAATCCACCGGCTGATTTGTGATTGGTTCCGTTCGGCGAGCACCGCTGCTTCCTTTATTGTGATCCACTCTTTCATTAGTCTTCTCCTCCCCGCAAATATCCGGCTTCGAGTATCTTCCCCGCCAAAAGCATCAGGTCAACGCGGCCGTCGACCGTGAGGTCGTCAAGCGGTTCAAACTCACCCGTCCAGACGCCTTCCTGCTCCTCTAACGCTTTGCGAATGAGTGCCGCCAAGTCTTGAGATTTACTCATGTTTGTTCTCCCTCAATGCGTTCGATGATTTCGCCCATAAAGTATTGGCCCGCCTGTAAGTCGATTGTTTCTGCCCCGGTCAAGATGTCCTCCACCACATCAAGTATGCGTTCTCGTTCTTCCTGCCGTATCGCATCAGCCCATTGCTCCGAGGTGGCGGCGTAACGTCCAGGTACTTTGCTCATGCTTGTTCTCCTCGGTAAGGACTTACGGGCCTCTCGGCTTCCCACGCTGGTGATACTAACCGTTGTGCATCGACTCCTTCATCCCATGCGTCGGCCTTTACAGATGCCAACCACACGTCGAACGCAATTTCGTCTTCGTCACACATGACATAGGCCGAACGCACATCCTCTACGGTTGCTATAGGCTCACTCATCGTCTACCCCCTTTTCTAATCCTTGGCATGTGGGGCAGTTTGCGTGACATGCGCCACCGTGCTTGTGCTCCTCATAGCCACACGCTCGACTGTGAGGTTGCTCGGAATTTGCTTTCTGAGATGCCTGCCACACCGCCCCTTCGACAAAGCCAGAGCGATAACGTGCCGCTTGACCGATGCCGACACCGTTGTCATGCCATTGCGGGTGACGGCGGTTCACTTCGTCTCTTGCCTTTTCCTCGACACTCATTCGTCTACCCCTTCCGAGATAATACGAAGACCCGAGAGCTTCATAAGTTCATGCTCAAAAAGGGTTTCTCCATCAAGGTCAACCCATACTGGCGTCATCCCAAATTCTGCCGTCTGAGTCCAAAGACTTTTACTATCTTTAGAGACTTGTGCCCACCGTTTCGTGGGGAGAACAAAGGGCGGTGAGATTATCTCAATCGAGACGACACCATGCTTCCCTGCAAGCGGGACAGCCCAACCTTCAACATATATAAGCTCGGGAAACGCTAACCGCGCCTCGCCCTCAATGACGACTCGAACACGGTCGCCAACCTTTACTTCACTCATTTCGTTTCCCCTTCAACGAGTGCAACGGCTTCAGACCATGCACCGAACTCCTTAGCGAGCAACGCCCTTATGCGCGCCCGTTCTTTTAGCACCCCGTAATCAACGAGGCTCACCGTGGCATGACCTGACACATCTATACCGACATCGGTAGTCTTCTGCCAATCACACGGGCAAGGCGGTGATCCCTCAAACTTTGTATGCCCACAACTCATCTTTTGCCTCCTGAATAAAAACCTTCACCAACAAAACTCACACCCATCGGTTGCGGCCTGCGAACTAACGGGACCAAACAGTCGTTGCACACAATCGCAACAAAAGCGGTCATCTCATGGAAAATATCTTCGGACCAATCACAACCAGGACACTGATACACATAAGTTGGCATCACAACACCGTTTGAGAGCGGGAGTTGTAACCCTGCTCATCAATAGCGAAAACGAGAAGCCCAGGATCAGAGTCGTCGCCAGCTTTATTCCTGTACCAGTCCGAACCGTTGTCCAAAGTTGGGCATTGCAACCATTGTTTTGAACGTCCCGTGTAAGGGTTTCGGCCAGTTGAGTCAGCAGAAAACACATGATAATGGCCGGTAATGAGTACATCGCTGGCCCCGATTGGTTGCCCACCATGTAACTGTTTCGCCCACCACAGCGGTGCCCCTTTTGGCGCAAACTGATTACCATGCACAACACCCACAAGGGTGCCGCGAACATCCAAAATGACACTCTCGTCATAAGGTGCCGGATAATGCCAAGTCGCATCCAGTTTTGCTGCGACCGCGATCTTCTCCACCTGCTTGTGAACAAAAAGCCCAAGGTCATCTTGCGGATTGCCGAGAGCCTGAGCACCCTGACGCCAAGCGGTGTGATTGCTGGGGACGCACATAATGTCAACATGGCCGAACCTGCACATGAGTTCCACAAATTTGTAAACCTCTGTGCCAGCCATATCCATCTGTTGCGACAGTGAAAGATCATTTGTGAACATCGGATTTCCGCCAGAGTTAAAGCCCTCAAAAAGGTCGCCAACCTCGGCAAGAACAAGCCGGTCAGGTTCTTCGGATTTCAGGTAGTCGTACAGTTTCGCCCGAACCTCCGCCAGTCGAACCAACAACTCAGGGGTTCCACCGCGAGAGCCAGTCTTACCAATCTGCATGTCAGCCAACGCCACAACAGTTGTCTTCGCGCCACGATCCCCCGGTACACGTTCACCAATATCAAGGGCAGCAGCAGCGTACAAAGCGGGGAGGTCAAGTGAAGACGTGCGCGGTTTATGTTTGAAGTAATACGAAACACGCCACTCACCGTTCGGGAGCTGTTTCCGCCACTGGTTCACAGTGCCAACAATCTCAATCTCTTCCGGGTCATACCCAAACTGGATCAACAACTCAGCATCCGTATTCACTGGTTCAATCAGGCCAGTAGTACGCTCCTCCTCATCGCCACGAATCACATGACGGGCACGCCACTCCTCCGGCAACTCCCGAGCTTGCATCTCATTCATTGCATCCTCATACGACATTCGGGTTCGCCCTCTTCCACGCTAAAACCGTGTCCTTTGAACACTTGAAACCATGCTTTGATAACTGGTCAAGCGCCTCCCGAGCCGACACATTCCTCAACAACCAAGTGAGAGCGGCACCATCCCGTTCAGCCAACGAATCAATGTGATCTCCCAAAAGTTCGACGGCATACTTTCGCGCCGGACGATCTTCGACATAATCTGCGTAACTCATGCGCTCAACTCCATTTGTTCATATTCGTCTTGGTCAAAAATTGTTTGGCATTCAACATTTCGGCAGGTAATGGTGACGGGTTTCCCGGCTTGTGTGGGTGGGTTCCAATCGAGGGACTTTTGCCCACACTTCACACAACGCACACGAGTTTTATGTGCCACTTCTTCGAGCGGGTGAGTTTTGAATGCTTGCTCAGCTGCTTTCAAAAACTGGATCGCATCAGACGCACCCACCACCGACGACACCCACAAATCTGTGTTCGCACCCACCTTTGTAAGCGTGAGCATGTACGACTCAACTTCGTTGACAGTGAGCATGGTGGCGGTCAAACCAACATGACCCGCCGACGCTGTACGAACCCCCGCCGTTTCCTGCATCATCACCCGACCCAAAGGAAGAATCGTGGCAGCGAACTCCGGCCACCTGGTCAACGCCAACACAAGACGTTCCCAACAATTCCAGCAAAGAAGCCCATGCTCGGCAGGTCTTGGTAAACACTTTTTACATTCGGCCCCGTTACGTTTCCGCCCATCACAGGTTGAAAGATGTTCACCGTTTTGGAGGCAAGGTTTACGCCACCCCGGATAGTCGTTCGTGACACATGGAATGCTCATTGGTCCCTCATATCCCGCACAGCCTCAAGCCACAGATAAAACTCTTCAGCGGCTTCCTCCTGGGACTGATCCCACTTGTTTGCGTCCGCCAAATACCGTTGCAAAACGTGTTGCGTTGAAATGGTCATGCGCCGATCTCCTCAAAATTGAAAGCTTGTTGGCTGAGACGAGTTGCAATAATTTCGCAATACTTCTCTTCCAACTCCACCCCGATAGCTTTTCGGCCAAGGTTGCGGGCCGCGACAAGTGTTGCCCCGCTACCCGCGAACGGGTCAGCCACGATGCCGGGAGGACATCTCTCAATCAACGTTTCCATTAGGCCGATTGGCTTAGGTGTCGGGTGCCCAATCGTTGCCGCTGGCCCCGCTGCCCCTTGTCGCGGCTCCGTTGTTTCAATCACAGATCGCATTGGGGGAGACGTCTTTTTGAATCCCGAACCCAAAACATAAATCTCTTCATGCTGTGACATAAACGCCATGTTGGCGGGTCCCGGAGCCTGACCGCGTTTCCACCAAATGAGAATGTGCTGAGTATCGTCTGGCCGCGTGGCCCGCCATGAGCCGAACATCAGCGCGGGCCTGCCAGCCCACGCCACAAGAACATCGTCACGGACATCAGTGTTTCTGTCCCCCGCAATGGGAGAGGCCCGTCGCACTTCATGTTTTGAACCAAAAGCTCCCTTTTTCGATTCAGCGTTTATCCCATAAGGAGGATCAGTGACCAACACGTCAGCTTCCAGCCATGCCAACTCCTCAAGGCAATCCCCGTGATACAAGGTGACTAAATCATCTTGGTAATAAATGGTCATTGTTTCCCCTCATGGCAACAAGTCCCCGCAATGGCCGAATGACCATACGGGGTTCGACACAACGCACAACACCGACCCAAAGATTCAGGCGGTTTACAAGTGACCGGCGCGAACTTCATGGTTAGAAGGGAGTGTCTGGGTTGGCGGGGAACTCAGCAACAGCACCCCAAGAATCAGGCTCAGCAGGTGCGCCGGCAGACTCAATCTCCAAAATCTCCGGCTTATTCAAAGACACTTCAACAGTCAGAATCTCCACATCCTGCTTCATGTACTTCCCCTTACGCGACGTGATAACACCAGCCACCAAAACCCGGTCCCCAACATTCACCCGCTCGGCAAGACCCCAAACAGTTGTTCGCTCCGGGTACTGATTACCCGGCAGCAAAGTCTCCATTTTGAACAGGGTTCCTTTGTCGTTCTTATAGGTCACGGTGCCGCCGATGCGGGCCTGAGTGTTGTCTTCAATAGCCATTTGTTTGGTTCCTTTTCTGTTCGTTTTTTTGCTCAGCCACTTTGACTAAAGCAAGCTCAATTTGCTTGTTTGTAAACATTTGCCGAACCACTGAGACGCTCTGTGCCGTCCGTGTGGCCGTTTTCTTTTCCACACCAAGCCGTTTAGCCTCCACCGTGTTCTGTGCCCGTGAATAGGCCAACATGGACCGTTCAACAGGTACAAGGCGAACGTGGGCCTCCCGTGAAACTTTCCCCGGCTTCAAAACAGCCAAAAAGAGTGTGAACGCCGCATCCGATGGAAGCTCGACATACGTCAACAGGTCACCTCATCGCGTAGACAACGATCACAAGGCAGCGGATACCCGTCATGCTCAACACAAAACACGGGACCCAACGCAATCGCCCGAGCATCCTTCACCCGGTTAGCCAAACGAATAATGTGAGCCGGTTGCAAATAATCCGTTGACTCCTGCCGATGCAAAGTCACAGCAGAACGGGCATCCTCAAACTGAAGAAACCCAACCGTCTCAAACCACTCCAAAATGACCAACCGATCCACTTGCCGGTTATCACCCAACTGAATTTTCGCCACAACCTGTTTGCACTCATCAACGGTCATGCGCTGATTTCCCCCATATCAACATCAGTGGCTAAACCCAAAGTTCGAGAAGCCCGCTCTTCAGGGGTCGGTTTACGGTTTTGAACACGAGTCTCAAAATCGCTGAGTAGCCAGTTGTTCCAAGTTGCCGTCCAATCCAACTTCGTAGCGTTCTTCGTTGAGGCCCGCCAATAGTTGACGAACTTCTCAGTGGCAGTGTTCACATCCACACCAGGCACACGAGACGACGCCCATGACCTCATCTCATTTGTGA